GCACAATTAAGATCTAATAGAACTCAAACAACTCAATCAGATTCACCAATGACAAAAGTAGATAGATCTACGTATGCAGGATTCTCAAACAAATTATCAAAAGGTACACCTAATCAATATTGGGTTGAAAGATTTATTGATAAAGTTAGAATACACGTTTATCCAACACCAGATTCAACTAATGCATCTAAAGATATGCATTTTTATTATATTAAAAGAATACAAGATGCAGGAATTTATACAAACGCAGGTGATATACCATTTAGATTTGTACCTTGTATGGTTTCAGGTTTAGCGTTTTATCTTGCACAAAAATTTCAACCACAGTTAGTTCAACAAATGAAATTATATTATGAAGATGAACTAGCTAGAGCATTAGCAGAGGATGGGTCAGCTTCTAGTACATATATTACACCTAAAGCTTATTACCCAGGAACATAATGTCAAAATACGCATCAGGAAAAAGATCAATAGCAATTTCAGATAGATCTGGTATGCAATTTCCATACACAGAAATGGTTAGAGAATGGAATGGTGCATTTGTTCATGTATCTGAATTTGAACCAAAGCAACCACAATTAGAACCAAAACCTATTTCAGGAGATGGTATTGCATTAAGAAATGTTAGACCAGGAAGAACTGAACCAATTACTACAGTTAGAATAACTGACAACGGTTTTGAAACTTATGCAGCTGGGTCTAGAATAATAAATGTATTTTCTCCAGGTCACGGTTTAACTAGTGGAACAACTTATAGATTTAGAGGAGTACCAACAACATCACCGGGAACAGGCACTGCAACAAATCCAGTATTTGCATATGCAAGCATTCCTAATTTTGATGGGATAACAGGTTCTAATATAGCTAAATCCGCAGGATACGCTATCACCACAGGTTTATACAAAAACGATGCAGCGGTTACTACAGATTATGCAACAAGTAACTATTTTCATTTTACAGTAGACACAGATACTGCTACAGTTGGAGGAATAAAAGGCGGAGGATATGGTTGTTCAATTGGACCCGTAACTATAGAAGCATGATTAAATTTATAAAAAATTGGATTTGTAAAATATTGCATATTAAACAATGTGCATGTCCTGAAAAGGATGAAGATCTTAAATTATATAAAGATGTGCTAAAAACAGAAATTCCAAAATGGAAATGTGAAACACACACTAGATTTAAAAAAAGCTGTTTAAGATGTTTAGAAATAGTAGGAGTTAAATAATGGCTGGATTAAGTGCATCAGGATTAAAAACACAAATTAGAAGTTATACTGAAACAGACTCTAATGTATTAACAGATGCTGTTTTAGAAAATATAATTCTTAATGCACAGTATAGAATATTTAGAGATGTGCCTGTAGATGCTGATAGAAAACAACAACTAGGTAATTTAGTTACAGGTCAAGAATCTATTAACGCTCCAGCAGGTGCGGTTTTTATCAGAGGAATACAAGTTTACGACTCAACCTCAGCGACGACTGGTGCAAATGTTTGGTTAGAAAAAAAAGATGTAACATATCTACAAGAGTATGTTTCATCAACAGAATCTGCAAAAAGAGGTCAGCCTAAGTATTATGCTATGTTTGGCGGTGCCACAGGTGAATCAGACACTACATCTGGTAGAATGATGTTTGCTCCTGTGCCTGATACAACATACAAATTTAGAGTGCATTATAATGCAGCTCCTGCATTATTAGAGAATAATGACACTAATTACATTAGTCTTAATTTTCCAAATGGTCTATTATATTGTTGTTTATCAGAAGTATATGGGTTCTTAAAAGGTCCGATAGATATGTTGACATTATATGAAAATAAATATAAACAAGAAGTACAAAAGTTTGCTAATGAGCAAGTTGGAAGAAGACGAAGAGATGACTACACTGATGGCACTGTTCGTATACCAGTAAACTCAGCAAACCCGTAGGAGATTAAATTATGGCAATATCATCGGCAGTTTGCACAAGTTTTAAAGTAGAACTTTTAAAAGGGGTTCATAATTTTAGCGCATCAGGTGGAAACACTTTTAAAATAGCGTTATATACAAGTTCAGCATCTTTAGGAGCTAGCACAACAGCGTATTCAACATCAAATGAAATTAGTAATACATCCGGATCATCTTATACAGCTGCGGGTGCAACGCTTACAAGTGTTGATCCAGCCGCTTCAGGCACTACAGCAGTTTGTGATTTTAATGATGTAAGTTATACAAGTGCATCTTTTACAGCTAATGGTGCATTAATATATAATGACTCTGCTTCTGGTGATCCTGCATGTGTAGTAATCGCATTTGGTGGAGACAAAACTGTTTCAAGCGGAACTTTTACAATTCAATTTCCAGCAGCAGACGCAAGTAACGCAATCATACGATTAGCATAAGGAGTAAGTCCTTATGGCCAATACTTGGAACCAATCAGGCACAACCTGGAGCACTGGCCGTTGGGGCACAACGGATGCCATAACAACTGGTTGGGGTGCCGACACTTGGAATGATGGTGGTTCTTGGGGTCAAGCTAATGATGAAATAGCAATTTTAACAGGTCAAAGCATAACTTCTTCTGTAGGTGAAGCAGTTGCATCTTCTGAACAAGGTTGGGGTAGAGCTGGTTGGAGTGAAGAACCTTATGGAGAAAGTTTTAGTCCTGTTGTATCTGTAGATGGATTATCAATAACATCATCGGTAGGTTCTTTATCAGCTTTTAATGAACAAGGTTGGGGTAGAGATACTTGGAATTTTGAAAGTTGGGGTTTTTCTGGTTTAACTGTAGAAGTAACTGCACCTGATGCTATTACATCAAACTTAGGAGCCAATGGTTGGAGTAATGCAACTTATGGTGAAAACGGTTGGGGAATGTTTACACTTAACCCTGCTGATGTAGTAGGGTTAACAGGTGTTTCTTCAACATCTGGAGTTGGTTCACCAACAATTATATTATCACCTACAGTATCAGTGTCTGGATCTGCTGCAACTTCTTCTGTTGGATCTGTAACAGTTAATGACATGGCTATTGGTTTAACAGGCCAAGCAGCTACGTTTTCTGTTGGAGCACTAGCATTTGATTTAACCTCTGTAGTAACACCAACAGGTCAAGAAGCAACCTCAAATGTAGGTGAATTAATAGCAGGTATTGTAGAATTTGTACCAATAACGGGAGTGTCAACAACAGCATCTGTGGGTTCAATAACTCCAGATCAAATGACAGTAAGTTTTAATGGTGTTTCTGCAACATTTAGTGTAGGAACTTTAGCACCTGCTGATGTAATGGGATTAACAGGTGTTTCAACAACTGTTTCTGTAGCTACTTTTGGCACTGCTTCAGGGTTTGGAATTCAAGCATATTCAAGCGTTGACACAGGTTCAAATTCTTCGTATACAGATGTTGCAACTGGATCAAATACAAGTTATACTGACGCTGCATAGGAGATAAAAAATGGCATCAACATATACGGGACTAGGAGTAGAACTTCAAGCAACTGGTGAAAACGCCGGAACATGGGGAACTAAAACTAATACAAATTTACAAATTTTAGAACAAATATCAGGTGGATTTACACAACAATCAATAGCAGGAGGAGCACAAACTACAGAGTTATCTGTTTCAGATGGATCAACTGGTGCAACTCTTTCTCATAGAATGATTGAGTTTACAGGAACTATTTCTGGAAACCAAATTGTAACTATACCTTTAGATGTTCAAACATTTTATTTTATAAAAAATTCAACTTCCGGATCACACACAGTACAGTTTAAATATACTTCCGGGTCTGGAGATACATTTACTTTTGCTGCTGCAGATAAAGGAACTGTAATTTTATTTGCTTCTGCAAACGATGGCACAAACCCAGATATTATTGATATTGGAATGGGTAATGTAACACTTACTGGAACAGAAACTTTAACAAATAAAACTTTAACTTCACCTAAAATAGGAACATCTATTTTAGATACTAATGGTGCTGAATTATTTCAATTAACAGCTACGAGTTCAGCTACCAATGAATTTACAATAGCGAACGCAGCTAACGGAAGCGCTCCATCAATTGCTGCAACAGGAAGTAGTGATTCAAATATTGATATAGCTATTAAACCAAAAGGTACTGGTGAAACTGTTTTTGGAACAGGGTCAGCGAATGCTACAATAACATCCAGTGGAGCACACGATTTAATATTAGATACTAATTCTGGAACAAACTCTGGAACAATTACAATTACCGATGCAGCTAATGGAGATATAACTATTGCTCCTAACGGAACTGGAGTTGCTAAAGCAGTAGACGCGGGAGATGCTACTGGTGCAATTAAAATTGCAGGAAAAGAAACTATATGGGTTCCTGCTGTTTCAATGTATCCTAACACTACAAACGGTTGTGCAGCATTAGCTCAAACAGAATTATCAAATGGTCCTGAACTTAAAACATTAGATTTTGACAAAGACTCAGATGAGTTTGCACAGTTTGCTGTTGCTTTTCCTAAATCATGGAATGAGGGTACAGTAACTTTTCAAGCATTCTTTACAGCAAATTCAACAAACACTGGAACCACAGCTTGGTCTTTAGCTGGTGTTGCATTAGCTGATGATGGAGCTTTAAACACTGCATTTGGCACTGCAGTTTTACCTACAGCAAAAGCGATGAGTGGTACAGCAAACGATTTAGCAGTTACAGCAGAAAGTGGAGCAGTTACTATTGCAGGCTCACCAAGCACAGATGAGTATGTTTTCTTTGAAATATCAAGAGACGTATCAGCAGATAGTTTAACAGCTGACGCAAAACTATTAGGAATTAAACTATTCTTCACTACTGATGCTGCTAACGACGCATAATAGGAGGAATGCATGAAAGAGTTTAAACTTGAACCATTAACGGTAAAAAAAAATAAAAAATCTAATAGACCAAAAACTAGAGGTTTTGGATATCAAGTATTAGGTTTTGGTTCCGGAGGCGGAGCAGCACCTGTAGAAATGGATTATTTAATTGTTGCTGGAGGCGGCGGATCTGCTCCTCTTGGTGGCGCAGGAGCAGGGGGTTTTAGAACTTCTTTTCCTGGTGGAACAAAATTAGAATTTGAAAATGGAACCCCTTATACTGTTACAGTAGGTTCTGGTGGTGCAGCTCAAACAAAAGGACAAAATTCAACTTTTCAATACGGCACATCTCAATCTTTATTATCAAGTGGTGGTGGTCGTCCTAATCAACAAACACAATCATCTCCTCAAGTTCCGGATAAAGACGGAGGATCAGGTGGCGGCGGAGGAAATCAAGGTCCAGCTGAAGCAGCCTATCCACAAGGAGCCGGTGGAAATGGAAACATAGGAGGTTTTTCTCCTCCTGAAGGAAATGGTGGAGGAAATGGAGCACACTTTCCAAGTCCCGGCGGAGGAATTAATGGAGGCGGC